GTGGACTGCCAACAGGAACAACAAGACCAAGTTTTGATGTTATCATTTCTCCTTCTGGTGGACATGGTTCTGATATTTACAAAGAACTTGGAGCAAACAATGTTCTTTTATATTCTAGAATTGAAAATGACACAGAAAACCCAGATTTTATAACTGGCAACCAGATTGCTAGAATTGGTGTTATTGAAAATCCAAAATCTTATGGTTCTACTTCCAATCTGACTTTGGATAAGGCAAGTGCAGTTTATGGTATTGTTTTAACAGGAACTGGATATAGCACCGCTTCATTTACTCCCGATTCAAGAATTACTCAGACAGTTGCAACAGGATCTACTGCTGTCGGTAGAGTCGTAAACTACGACCAAACAACAGGAGTTTTAAAGTACTGGCAAGATAGGACTGATGCTGGATTCTCAACTGCTGGTGTTGGAATTACGAACCCAACATATGGTTATGATCAAGTTGAATTTACCTCTTCACCTTCAACTGGTGGAAGCGTAACTATTGTTGGTGGATCAACTAATTTATCAATTAGCACAACCTTCTCAGGTATTTCAACCATAATAAATAGTAGGACATATTATCTTGGGCAAACTTTTACTAACGGATTATCAAATCCAGAAGCGAAAAAACACTCAGGCAATGTCATCTACGTGGACAACAGACCATCTGTAACGAGGTCGTTAAATCAAAAAGAAGATATCAAAGTTATTTTGCAGTTCTAAAGAATTATGTCTCAACAAACGAATCTTAACGTATCACCATATTTTGATGACTTTGATGCGGCAAAGGATTTCCATAAGGTTCTTTTTAAACCAGGATTTCCAGTTCAGGCAAGAGAACTAACAACTTTACAATCAATACTGCAAAATCAGGTTGAAAAATTTGGTCAACACTTCTTCAAAGAAGGTGCTAAGGTAATTCCTGGAAATACTGGATATTCTCAGTTATATTATTGTGTACAATTAAACAGCACTTACTTAGGAATTCCAGTTTCAGCATATGCTGAGCAATTGATAGGGACAAAAATTACTGGTCAAACATCCGGTGTTAGTGCATATGTAGATAAAGTTCTGTATGCGGAAGATTCTGAAAGAGGTAATCTGACTCTTTACATTAACTATTTGAATTCATCAACATCTAATAATTCCACTCAGACATTTTCTGATGGAGAATCTTTAATCTGTAACACTACGATAACTTCAGGTCTTCTTGGAAATACTTCAATTGCTGCAGGAGCTCCATTTGCTATAACCATTGCACAAGATTCTACGGCAGTTGGTTCGTCTTTCCAAATTGACAATGGTGTTTATTTCATTCGTGGATACTTTGTAAACGTAGAAAAAGAAACTTTAGTTTTAGACCAATACAACAATACTCCAAACTATAGAGTTGGATTGTATGTAAAAGAAGAAATTATAAATTCTGATTTAGATGAAAGTTTAACCGATAATTCACAAGGTTTCAATAACTATTCTGCTCCTGGTGCAGATAGATTAAAAATTAGCACATCTTTGATTAAAAAATCTTTAACAGATTTTGATGATGATAATTTCATTGAACTTGCAACAATTGAAAATGGAAATATAAGAACAAAGGTTCGCAGTGGAGATCTTGGTGGTGGTCCAGGATATCTTGATGTTAGAGATACTCTTGCAAGAAGAACCTATGATGAATCTGGAGATTACTACGTAAGACCTTTTGAAGTAGCAGTATTAGATTCTCTCAATAACAATGTTGGAAATAGAGGTTTATTCCAACCAGGTCAATCAACTTATGGTGGATCCACACCATCTGAAGATCTTGCAGTATACAAAATCTCTCCTGGAAAGGCATATGTAAAGGGGTATGAGTTGGAAACTTTGTCACCATCATTTATTGATGTCAGCAAACCAAGAACAACCAAATTCCTTGAGAATCAATCTATAAACTACAATACTGGTCCTACTCTTAAAGTTAATAGATTGTATGGTGGTCCAGAACTTGGAATTGGTAACACTTATATTGTAAGTTTAAGAGATAGAAAAGTTGGTGATTCTCAAATTGCAGCACCTGGAAATGAAATTGGTGTTGCTAGAATTTATGACTTTAATTTAGAGTCTGGATCATATAGTTCAAGTAATGCTGATACAAATCAATGGGATTTGGCATTGTTTGATGTTCAGACGATCACTAAGATTACTGTAAACGAACCAGTTACTCTATCTGTTCCAACTTTCATAAAAGGTGCGAATAGTGGAGCAACTGCTTTCTTAAAAGATGCTGCGTCATCTTCTACTACTCTTAATGTCTATGAAAAAACTGGTTCATTTATTCCAAATGAGTCACTTATTTTTGATGGTATTCCAAATGGAAGAATTGCTTTAGCAGCTACGACTCTTTCATTGTCGGATGTTAAGTCAGTATTTGGTACAGATAACAGACTGACTGGAACAGCATCTACATTCTCTGCTGATGTCATTCAAGCACCTTTCTTTAATGTAGGTATTGCAACCATTAGTGCTGCTCCAGTTCAAACTGGATTGGCAACAGTCACAAGTCCAAATGTTCTATTTCCAGGAACGATTGTAAAAGAAAACAATCTGGTTCAATATACGGTTTCCACTTCAACTGATCCAATTGTTGCTAGAGTTGTTAGTGTTGGAAATACAACCATAACAATATCTGGTGTTTCAACTGTAACAGGACTTTATAATGGTGGACTGCCAACATCAACAATTGACGTAACAGACTTTAGAGTTCTCTCAACACCGATACAAAAGTCAACAGATAATACTTTATATACTAGACTTCCAAAAACTAATATAGCAGAAGTTGATTTAACTGACGCATCTCTTACGATTAGAAAAACTTTTAGCGTTGACATTTCAGATAATCAGTTAGCGACTCCTGCTACTGCTGGTTCAAATGAAACTTTCTTGGCATTTGATGATGAAAGATATTCTCTGATTCGTTCGGATGGCACTACAGAACTCTTAACTTCGGACAGATTTGCATTCTTGGTTGGAGGAACTCAACTTCAAATCTATAATCTTGGTAATGATGATACTGGAGCAACTCTTACCGCAACATTAAGAAAGCAAAAACCAAAGGCAAAGGCAAAACTTAAGAAGAGAGTCAATTCTACTGTAGTCAATAAGTCTAGAAATCAAGGTGCAGGAACTGGAACCACAACATTCAATGATGGTTTAGATTACGGCAATTATCCATTTGGAACAAGAGTTCAAGATGAAAGATTGTCATTGAACGTTCCAGACATCATTGAAATTCACGGAATCTTTGAATCTGCAGATACATCTGATGCTACTGCACCAGAAATGACTTTGACAACTCTGACCAGTGTTTCTACAACAACTGCTGAATTGATTGTTGGTGAAGTTTTAGTTGGACAACAAAGTGGTGCTGTAGCTATTTGTGCAGAAAAATTAAATGATTCTAAGATCACATTTATCTACAAAAATGATAATACATTCCAAGAGGGTGAGGTAGTTTCTTTCCAGGAATCAAACGTAAATGGAGTTATTCAAACACTTGATTCTCCAAGTTTTGAAATATCAGCAAACTATACCTTTGTAAATGGACAGAAAGGAACTTTCTATGGTCACGGATTCTTAAAGAGAAAAGAAGAATCTTCTTCTCCAACTAGAAAATTAAAAGTCTACTACTCAAGTGGATTCTATGATTCTTCGGATGATGGAGATATTACAACAGTTAATTCGTACTCTCAGTTTGACTATGCATCAGATCTTGAGAGTATAAATGGCGTAAGTGTAAGCGATATCATTGATATTAGACCAAGAGTTTCAAATTACACGGTAACTCAAAATTCAAGATCACCTCTTGAATTTTTGGGAAGAACTTTTAATGCAAATGGAAATTCTGCTGCTAATGTTTTAGCATCTGATGAGTCTCTGGTAGTTGATCTGTCGTACTATCAGGGAAGAATTGATAGAATTTTCTTAACTAAAGATGGTAAATTCCAGGTTAAGTATGGTGATCCATCAGACAGACCAGAAAAACCAGTTGGCGTAGAAGATGCTCTTGAAATTGCAACCATAACTCTTCCACCATATCTTTACAATGTAAGACAGGCTTCCATTAGTTCTCTTGAGCATAAGAGATATAGAATGGCTGATATCAAGCAACTTGAAAATAGAATCAAAAACCTTGAATATTATACTGCACTTTCCTTGCTTGAAACAAATACTGCAAACTTGTTTGTTGCAGACTCTGAAGGATTAAACCGCTTTAAGTCTGGATTCTTTGTTGATAACTTTACTTCATTCCAATCACAAGAAGAGTCTGCTCCTATAAAAAATAGTATTGATATTAACAGAAAGGAACTGAGACCATCTCACTATACTAATGCAGTTGATTTGATTCCAGGACCAGTAGTTAATACAGATCCAACTGCGGACCTTTCACAAACTGATGTTGAAGGAACCAATGTAACAAGAAACAATGACGTGGTTACTCTTAATTACACTGAAATTGAATGGTTGAGACAAAATTTTGCAACCAGAACTGAAAGTGTAACACCTTTCTTGATTAGTTTCTGGCAAGGAACTTTGGAGTTGACTCCTGCATCAGATACTTGGGTAGACACTGCTAGATTGGAACCAAAAATTATTGATGTTGAAGGAAATTATGCAGCAACATTTGATAGATTAGTAGAAACTCAAGGACTTGACCCACAAACTGGTTTTGGTCCTATTACTTGGGGATCTTGGGAAACTAACTGGACTGGAACAGAAACAACCAGATTTACAAGAGATAGAACCGAAGAAAATAGACCACCAAACAGAGGTTGGTTAGGACAACCAGGTGGTGGTGTTAGATATGCATGGGGAACTGGAACCAGAACAACATTTAGAGATACATTAGAAGAAACAATTCAAACTGGAGTTGAAAGCAGAACTGGAACTAGAACAGTTGTTACAGAACAATTTGATAGAACATCCGTTGGCGACAGAACTGTAAGTAGAGACTTGATTCCATTCATGAGATCAAGGAACGTTACTTTTATTAATAAGAGAGTAAAACCTCTTACCAGATTGTACGCATTCTTTGATGGTGTTGATGT